ATTCAAAACATACCCTTCTAATGGGGGGTAAACAACCTATTTATTGAAAAGTTTGTAGATTTTGTATATAAAAGATTTTTCAAATTTGTCTACTTGAATACATTTCTTTGTGTATCTGGCCAGAAGTTCTTCATGCGCTTCTAACTTTTCATTTAAGTTTCTAGGGTCTTTACTATACCACTCTAAAGCCCTTCTAACATATTTTGATTTTTTACCTTTAGGAACGCCTTCAAGAACATCGTGAGCATCACCATTCAAATTAACTGACCATATGGGCATTAAATCCACTCCGTATCAAGATAAGTTTGCGAAGTTCCTTCTAATTCTTTGAGGGTGTTAAGTGCTATAATTCTCATTTGATCAAATCGGGCAACCCCTGAACCGTCGCATGAATCCGCAATATCATGAAAATAAACGATTCTGCTTGGCGTATTAACTCGGCCAATATGAACCCATTTATGGCGAACTTGGGCCTCGCATAAAAGCCTCCAACATTGTGAAGATTCTCTGAAAGCATCAGTACCTCCTAAGAACAAACAGCTGAAATCATGCCAAGGTATTTCATTTTCAACAACCCCGTCTTGAAGGACAAAAGCGGTCTTTTTTGGGCTTATACCTAGCCTTATTCGCCAATGATGAAACAATGCCAAAGTAGATTGAAAGTCACCCACCACGTCAGGCATAGCAACCCAAAGACAAAGAGGATCACCCTTAGATTTCAAAGCCATCTTTTCAAAAGCCACTGAATTAAAATTACTAAATGACCCGTTATCTAATCCATATTTGACAATCTCCAAAGTATCAGTTTTGTAACCAGTTAATGGGGTTCTTAATTGAAGCATTTGGCTCGTATTAAAACCCTCTTTTCTAGCGATCTCATAAATTTGAGTGATTGATTTATCGAACATAATTCTCATTCATTCAACCCCACTAAGCGATGTGTGCCGCCAGCACCGCAAGTCATACGTTGAATACGCTCAACTTCTTTGAAAGTGGTTACAGGGCATTCTAAGCCACATTTACGGCATACTAATTTCATTATTCTTCCTCCTCATACTGTTTACAAGATCGTAAACACCATTGTGCTTCCTTTAATCTAATAAATCCATTATAGCAATACGGACAAATATAGTTTCTAATTACCTTCATTCTTCACCACCTCACACTTTTTCTACCCATCAAATAGTATGAGTAATAGATAACAACCTCTTCCCAAGTAAATCCGGTTTGTTCCCATTCAATTACTTCAGCAAATTCAGCACAAGTCAATTTTCTCATTTTTTAGCCTCCTAGTTATTAATTCTGTATTTGCGCACCGTTATCCCTTATATTAACTTAACTCGGTAACGAGTTCCGCAAACAACAAAACTCTGTTTTGTTGTCTTGATCGCGATATAGTCAAGACTACGTACGCCCGTACGTGTCTTTGATTAAGAAGATTTGCACGGCGGGAAATGCACGAAACGAAGGGATGAAGTACCGTTGCGGTTTGGGTGCGGATATGATAGAAACGGGTCTTATTGCGTGCGCGTGTATAGTAAGTATTTTTTTGGGTTTTTACCAAATGGCGAAATTTATTCGACATCAACTTCATATTGCTGTTGAAGAATTAGATCAAAGAGTCGCTTCAGCCCTAGCCAGTGTAATTCAAGAATTACCATTAGGAGAAATTGAACCTCCTAACTTAATTCAACAGTTTCTGGTTCAAATGATGCAAGACCAGCTGCCAAAACAAACCGTTGAAGTAATTCCAAGGGATGAAAAAGGATTGTTTGCTTCAAGAGATAATTTATAGACCGAGAATTTAACACATTAGAATATGGCACGTGGACGTAAGAAGAAAAGAAGCCGCCGGAGAGCGTCTTTTTCTATATTGAATGCACTTGAAAGCCTTACTTATGCTTCTATCATAAGTCGAGGAACTACCGGAGGAGGAATTTTCGAATTCTTTACAGGTAAGGCGGATATTGGAATTACTTCCGGTTCTGCTCCAGGAGGAGTCTGGGATTCATGGACTGCTGGTATGGGGTCCTCTCAAATGACCCTAGCTGGTGCCGATCAGATTTCATTAAACGATTTAATGAGTCAACCATCTCTTTCTCTAGGTGTAATGACTAACAATTTCGCTAACAATATCGTACCAATGGCTGCAGGGGCTTTTGTAACATCTATGACTTTCCGCATAGGTAAGAGATTGTTAAGAGCACCAATCAATAATGTTAACAGGAATTTGATCAAACCAGCCTTAGGAGCGGGCATTAAACTGTGAGGTGTTATGAATGGCAACAAATACAGTAAACGGTGTTTTAGTTTGTTCCGATGGGACAAACATCCCATTAAAAGCAGAACTCGCTGAAGGTACAGAATCCGATCTTACAACCGATACAACCTACACAGTATCAGCGCAAAACATAGGCGACTATGCTCAAGGCAAAACTGTGGTTTCTGGCTTAGTTACATGCGATAACGGAGTTGCTTATGCTTATATTCTACGTCAAGGTCTAGTGGCGGCATTAATCCCAGTAGCGATAAAAGGAGTATCCTGCGAAACTCCTTCTCTCTGTGCTCCTTTCAGATTAATGGCCGGCGATAAACTAAGGGTAATGAATAACACAGCAGCAGACCGTGAAGGTGCTTTGTCTGTTTATACCGCATCTGGTGTATCTAGAATCTTTGTTGTAACTCCAACAGGCGCGGCTACAAATGAACTTGTAGATTTGCAGACTTCGAATAGCATAGGAGACACTCTTCAAGGTCAAACAATAGTAAAGGGTCAATTTACTTCAGTTGATACAACTAAAATTGAAACTCCCGGATCTGTTGTAGTTGATTCACTAGGAAACGTAGTCGGTTCCGTATCGGCAACTAAACCCGCAGATGTTCAACCAAAATTCACACCTTGTCGGATACCAGTTAACCTTAATTTCAAGGCTCAATATTTAACTAACGCATGAAGGTGAAAAAATGCCAAAGATGACCAAGGCTCAAGGCCGACGAAGATTAAATGAAATAATGGCTAAATCAAAACGCCTGTTTATGGTTGGATATATCTCAACTAAGGATCTTGAAACAATAGAGCGTATTTGTAAAATGCGAGAAAAGCAATTGAAGTAACCTAAGTAGAAATAAAGAAGTGATGAAATGCCGCTACCAGACGCGCCGAAAGAATCACCGAGGGTTTACAAACTACTCAAGAACCAAACGCTTGATTCTTCATCTACAACCCAAGCGAATATTGCTAGCGTAGGCGACCCCATATCAGTTGAAGAATTAAACGAGGATGAGTTAAGGCGTTTAGTTTTAGTCAACCTAGCCAGATTAACCGCTAAAGGAGAATGGGAGGGTTTGTTTTAATGTTACCAGATGCTGAAAAAACTTCAAAAAGAATTTATCCACTACTTCAAAATACAGATTTAGAAAATTTAGCGTATTCTACTCTTCAAAGTACGGCCCAACCCATCGCCATCGAAGAGTTGAACGAGGATGAGTTAAGGCGTTTAGTTTTAGTCAACCTAGCCAGGCTTTCAGTTAAAGGGGAATGGGATGGTTTGCTTACTTCTTCTTCAGGAGGTAGTGCCACCCAGGCATTAATGCCCTTAGGTGTTCAATTAAGTGCGAGTTATCCATATTTTCAGCCTACAGACATGTATAAAATAACTAAAATTGATAATACAAACTCACCCCTGGAGACTTATTGTCAATTTTTTAGATTTGTAGCCCCTAAAACCGGCACTATTTCGACTTTAACTATGCGTAGTGATGCTAATAATTCAGGCAAGGATCCAGCCCTAGCTGGAATATACGACACAACTGACACAGGGTACCCTAAAGATCTGCAAGGATATATTGAAGTTGATTTGAACGGCGGCGCGGGCCTTTACAGTTCTACTTCATGGAGTTCTTCAGTCACTTTAACAGCTGGTACAACATATTGGTTTGGTGTTTTGTCTAAAGGCACGGCTCCACCTACAGTTAGCCAAACAACTAACCAAGGCGATGATTTTTTGGCGTTAGGGATGACTCATTATCCAGGGACACCGTATAATAATTTATTTTATAGCAACGGCTCAGAAAATGATTTGCCGTCGACTTTTGATTTTGCAGACGCCACTTTAGTCCGTCAAAATATGCCCCACTGGGTGGTGAAGTATTCATGATGAATAGACCTCGCCGCTGTTGGGTTAATGTGATTGATGGGGTGCCCCATGAATATGAAATAGAAATGACTTGGGGGTCATTAAAATTCTTAAGAAATTGTGAGTTGAAAGCAACTGATTTTTGGGCTCTTAAAGATTTAACCATGTCACAGGCGAAAAAGGATTATAGACAATTTTTGAGGGACATCCCCCAGAATTTTGAAGATGCAAATGAGGCAGCTGACGCATGGGACTCATACCCTAATATTGAGTGATTTTATGCCTAAACCAAAACCAGATCAAGTAATTAGATATGAAGTCGTTTTAGGCTCAGTAGAACGCCAAATTATCAAAGACCTTAGAACCGCTTACGCATTCAATAAAGTCGCTGACCCTGTTGTTCGTTTAATGAATGATGTTACAGGCGTAGCGGTTTTCTTATCTTTAGTTTCAATAATATTTGATGTAGACATCCCATATTTTCCTGATCAAACAGATTTGAATGATATTATTTCTGATTACAACAACTACAAAGAAGCAAACAAAGATATTGAAGATGCAGACCGAGCCAAACCGACAAATCTGGGCAGCGCCTTGTATAACCTCCGTAACCCTAATTGGAATTTTTCAGATTTTAGTTTTGATAGTGTAACGGGAGGCATATTCGATTGAAATTAAAATTAGACGAAAACTGGATCAAATTTGTTTTAGCCCTTGCTGTTCTAATGGCTGTAGCGATGGGTGATACGCCAACAATTCAAAACATACCCTTCTAATGGGGGGTAAACAACCTATTTATTGAAAAGTTTGTAGATTTTGTATATAAAGGATTTTTCAAATTTGTCTACTTGAATACATTTCTTTGTGTACCTGGCCAGAAGTTCTTCATGCGCTTCTAACTTTTCATTTAAGTTACGAGGGTCTTTACTATACCACTCTAAAGCCCTTCGAACATATTTTGATTTTTTACCACTAGGAACACTTTCAAGAACATCATGAGCATGACCATTCAAATTAACTGACCATATAGGCATTAAATCCACTCCGTCATTCTAAATTGTCTACTATGATTAGTCGCAGGGCCCTGCATTACATGATTTTGAGGGACAATATTTGAGGCGAAATTGTTCACCCATACGCAGAAAAAGTGCGGGTAACCTAACTGCCATTCTTTAGGATTTCTGAAAGAATGAATTGAGCATAAAGTAAAACCAAAAGACTCCATTATTTCTAACCTTTTGTGACTTAAAGCGTGAGCGGGCAAGATGTACGCTATCCCTGTATCAGCGATCTTTGTTGAATGCTCCAGCCATCTTGTTAAATTAGAAAAGGGAGGGTTCCCTATAACCCAATTATAGATTGTGTAGTTATCATAAAAGTTCCCCCTATCGTCGTTTATTTCACATTCTGAAATTCTATAATTAAGGGTTTTAATTTGTTCATTTAGGACATTCGCCCATACACTTCGACCAGCAGCAGGGTCTAATATTGAAACACATAATTCTGGGAAATAAAAACGATTTAATTCATTAACACATAATTCAACTAACCAGCGCGGGGTTTCAAATTCGTCTCCCCTGGGTTCTTCAAAAGCATCACCCTGCCAGCCTTTCATTCATTCACCCCTACTAAGCGATGTGTGCCACCAGCTCCACACGTCATGCGTTGAATACGCTCAACTTCTTTGAAAGTGGTTACAGGGCATTCTAAGCCACATTT